TAATTAATCCTCAATCTCTATCGTGAGAAACTTTACGTTAGATTTGGACATATCGAACTTTAATTCTTCTAGCTGTTCAGCCATAGATTTTTTCGTATCTTCTTGGTCATCGGCTTCATCATCTTGCCAATCGAACTGACCATCGTCATCTTCCTCTTCATCGTCACCGTTATTTTCGTCCTGCCCTTCCCCACCTGGCATTCCAGGCATTCCACCTTCTCCTCCTTGTTGTTTCATCATCTCGGCTTGTGCCTGCTGCGCAAGATACTGAATATAAGTAGGGTCAAGAATTATGTCTCCACCTTCTAGCTTTGGAAGTCCTTCTTCCTTACGAATCTCATTAACTGTTTTGTAAACTTTAACACGTTGAGCGTTAAGTTCTACAATCTCTTTCTCAGATTTAGAATCCATCCCTACGAAAGAGAACACATAGCGTTGGTCAAACTTGGACACTAGGTGTTTATTAATAAGTGACTCAACGAAACGCAATAAAGGTCGTAATCCTTTATCTTTAGAGTGCTTCAGTCTATCCTCGATACCACCGTCACCAAGTCCTCCACCCTCACTACCACGGTTAGGGAAGTTAATTTCAGCTGGGTCAATTTGGTAAACTGCACAAGCGATATTGATAAGGTAGTTCATCCACTTCTCAAATTCCATTTCTCGGTTAGACTGAGAAACGTTAATGTACTCCAAGCCTTCAACCGATACTACAGGAGTTTTCCATGCTCCAGTCATACCAGAAACCTGAGATAACCACTGTCGTTTAAAGCTATCTAGTTGGTGTGGGCTTATAGGAGCAGCAGCGTTGCCTTTTAAGTTCAAAATCCCTTTAGTTGTACCACCCTGTGAGAAGAAACGGCTGTTATACTCCTCAGCCCACAAATGAGAAGTTACTTGGTGGATTAGCATTTCTAGCTCGGAAAAACCATAACCTCCAACGTACATATCTGTACGAGGGTTGGACGTTCCAAAAGCAAGTTCGCTAGAAGTAAAGTAAGCAACAATCTTTCCATCTATAACTTGACAATACTTAACCATCTCACTAGCTTTTACTCCTTGTTCTTGCATACCACTCTGTTTAGCATCTTCAACAAGTTCTTCAGTAGCCAAACGAATCGTAGCACTGTCAATAGCGTAGAACTCTGCTGGTCTTCCCAATTTATCTGGAACTATCTCGAACGTAACTTGGTCATAAATAAGTCGGTCACGAACAATCTTACGAATAAAAGTATCGAAGTCATCACGGTCATTGTTGTTGTCATAACCAGTGTTCTCTAAAAACTCCTCTATAGAAGTCATTACATCTGTATCTTGTTTATTAGGAGCTGCATCTGGGTCACGTAAACGAATCTCATAACCCAACCCAGAACGATTAAAACGAGCTGGGGCTGTAAAGGTCGATACTTGGTTTACACGAGTTGTTATTATAGAGGAGATAACCGCATCTTTCGTTCCCATACGTCTTAACACATCGTAAGAAAGAGAATACGGTCTATCCTTATAACCCATAGAGTTTAATACACCTAGTGGGTCTTCAAGTAAAGCCTTCATCTCACGTGAAGGCTCTGCTTTTTCTATGTCCATCGTTGAATCCATTGGCGTTCCCAAGATACTGCTATTAAAACCAGCAAACGCATTATACGCATTCGTCAGTCTGTCGAAAAGTCCCATATTTTCACCTCGCTATTATCTTGATACACGTTCTGCGTCTATCCATAATCTCGGTACTGCTTGCTCAGCTCTTTTAACTGCCCACTCAGGGTTTATTACGTGTGGTTTATCCATCCATACAGAATCTGTAGTAGCTCTGGCCATTATCGGCTGATTATATTGACTACCTCGGTCAGTTGTGTGGACTGCGTTACCTAACGATGCCTTACACAACATAAGAACTCCTCGTGAGCCACTTCTGAATCCGTTACCAACATACTGCATTGACTTAGAGGATTGAGAAGCAAGATAGATACCGTAACCTAGCATAGAACCAGATTTAATATTTCCTCTGTCTTTAGCTCCGAACACTTTAAAAGTACCAGATTGTCCAAGAATCTTCTGAGCCGTATCGAAGGAAGTTCCGTGATAATAAAATCCAGTATTATTAATATCGTCATTAATAGCCTGAAACTTTTCTTCAGAAGCAATTCGCTTAACTCGGTAAACTCCATGAATTACTGTTTTGAAACTATTATGATTGCTCTTATCGTGTGTAGCTTCTATTTTTGAAGTTACAGATTTTACTTCAGATTCAGGTGCAGCCATAAGAGTAGTCTTTACAATGTCTTTTATATCGTCAGCGTCAGGGTAAGTTAATTTATCGTGGCTAACCCCTTTCTTCATAGCTTCAGCGTAGTCAATAATTGTTTTATCAGCCTTAAATTGTTGGATATACTTTTCTTTCGCTTTATCAGTCTTTTTACGAAGTGACCCAATGTGAACCTTTATTGTGTTCTCAACATTTCTGCTATCTTCCCAGTCCTCCTTAGAAAGAGGAGTGTATTTAGGTAAAGCAATGTTTCTGTTACTAACATGAAAGTCCTGTAGATTGTCACGTATAGCAATGTTTATAGCTACATGCTCTGCTTCTGGAGTAGAAAGAGGAGCTAAATCAGAAAGAATCTCGTTTCCTTTCTTAAAGAACTCCTCCTCGTTAAACCTGTTGTAGTGAGAGTGTTCTGAACTAACATAGTTTCTAGCAAACCTAACATTGTCTAGTCTCCAGTTTCCAGCGATATTATCTAGTACCTTATCTGAAGTTCCACGCATGTTTACACTATTTTTTATTTCTTCACCAAGCCAGAAAAGGTAGTTCTGCTTATTCATGGTGCCATTTGCGATACCTACTTTAATATCTGCTGGGTTGTTTGTTTTACCATTTGTCATTCTATTAGTAGCTCCACGAATCATTTGATTACTTGAATGAGAAGAAGAACCTGTCTCAATAAGGAGGTCTATTATTGGGGCTTTCCCATTATGTTGTCCTTGAGACAAAGAGTCGTCTAATCCAAATTTATCCCAAAGCTCGTTAACACTAGACTCATTTAAACTGGTAGCATCCTTCAGCTTATCAGCAAGTGACTCTAGTAGTTGCTCTCCAGTTTTAGCTGCCCAATCTTTTTCAACTTCTCCTAGTGCTTTCATATAGTTTGTAGAGTGCTCTACACCTCCAACTCCATCGCTGTAGCTAAACACACTTCTGTACTTTTCATTAAACTCCTTAAAATTACTAACATATTGCTTATACTCAGATTCATAAGGAGTTCCCCTGAATAACGCTCTAATGTAGTCTTTATCTACTGACCAAGAAGTTATGCTTCTACTAAAACCATCGTAATCTCCATCTTTTAATGGCGTAACTATTCGTCTATCTATAAAGTTGTCCATTTTTGCAGGTATTCCATAATCCTGTCCTGCACCCATAGAAAGGAATCCAAACTTGCCTTCTTTAATTAAGGTTTCCAGGTAATCCGCAGTTTGGTCATCTACTGGCATAACTCCAGTTGCTAAACCAATGTACTTATGCCGAGATTTAGCCAATTCGTAATCGTGTTGAATCGTACCTTTTTCATATTTAGACTTTGGTGGTTCATTTAAAGGAGCGTTTGGATTATTAATGACTAACTGGGGTTGCACTTTAATTTGTCCGTCTCCCAGTTCTCCTCCCTTACGAATAAAGGAAGCTAAAGCACGTAACGCACGCATGTTATTTGGGCCAACTTCAGGAACTTCATCCCACGTTATTCCAGCAGATTTTAACATAGGAACTACTTTGTCCATTCCGTTCTTATCTCGGAAGTCTCTAGCTAACTTCTTAGATGTATCTCTGTCCATTATGAAAGAACTACCTGGCTGCTTAGCCACTACAGTCACCTGTTTGGGCTGAGCTTGGGCTTGCGGTTTTGGGGTAGCAACTACTACAGGATTTGCTAGAAGGTGTTTCTTGGCTGCTGAGAAGGCTCTCATGTTGTTTCGTACAAAAGCTCTTTCCTCGTTATCTGGAACCTTGTCCCATGTAACTTTCATGTTATTCTCTATGTGCTCCATTAGGTGTTCTTTCATTATGTGTCTTTCTGACCTATCTGACAAACTGTTTATTCTATCAAGTTCAGTCTTTAGGTCTACTCCAGTAGAAAAGCTCCAGCTAGGAATTTGTATATTCTTTGTGTGGTCAACTTTATTCTCGTGTTTTGATTTAATGTAAACAGTAGTTAGAAACGATTTACCATTTCTTATTACTGTTCTTTGTACTGGTATTAATCCTACCTTTGACATCGTATCAACCCCTTACTTTTTGTTCGCTTTCGCTTCTGCTGTAACTATATGATTTTTCTCGATTATTGGTTGCTTTACCATATATGGGTTTGGTATGTCTCGTACATCTTCCCACTCACATTCTACTCCCTCGCCCTGTGCTGAACCTCGGAACATTGGACAGCTGCTACAAAAGTCCTTTTGATGGCTTTCATCGAAAACAACTACCTTTTTACGAGAACGACAATACACTCGGTTTTGGTCGTCAACAAAATTTATATGATTAACACTAGCCATTTTATCTCCTCCTAATCTTGAAACTCGATATTACCAAACGCATCAAAACCAAACCCATCAGGAAGTACAGCTATAGGACAGCTACAGTTAGGGTGAGTTGTGTGAGTGGTAGGTTGCCAATCAATTGTTTTCTTTCCTACGTTATCTCCATTATTTATAAGTTCACTAAGGTTGTAAACGATAGGAGTAGTCCCATCAGATTCTAAATAGAGCCTTTTACAATGTTGACAAGCATCAGGTGCAGGTCTTCTAAATACCTGAGTTTCTCCACCTTTTGCTTCTCCATGAATCGTATCACCTTCTAGTATTGACGCAACTTCTCCTTGAAGTCGAGCGTTCCATAGTTCGGTATGGGCTACTCGTCTCCAATCCCTATTCCAGTCTTCTGCATTATGATAAAGGTCACTAGCAAGTTGCCCTCTAGTCTTCTTGTTTAGAATAGAATCTGAAACGGTATCTCGAATATTTTTAAGTTGGGCACGTGCTAAGTTAGCAGACCTACTACTTGTAACAATCTTAGTGTTAACATTTCTAGTTACTTTTTGACCTAGTGCTGTAACGTATTCGCCAGCGTGCTCTTGGGCATATTTAAGAGAGTTCTTCTCCATTTGAGTTAAGGAATACTCTCTAGCTTTCGCTTTTAGTCCGTCATAAGTCAACGTCTTCACGGCACCCTCACTCATCATTTGAACAATCTTTCCTAGTATGTAGGAATTTTGAATTAATGAAGAAGCATCAAGAGGAATGCCCAGTTTGTTCAACAAGTCTTTCTTAACTTCTTCGTTACCAACAAATACGTGTAGCATAACTCCCACGTGGTCTTGAATTATTTCAGCTATCTCCTTCAGTTGCTCTTTAGTTAACACGTCCAAAGTAGCTCCTCCTATCCTCGCTCTACAACTTCTTTAATCTCTTTAAGCATGTTATTCATAACCTTATCAAATAAGTCAAATGACTCTGCTCTTACTGCTTCTGATAAATGGCTATTTAGAGGAACGTTAGGATTTTCAGCATTCTTTCGCATTCCTTTAAGAGCTTTCTCCAAGGCTTCCTCTAGCTTAACATCGTCAAGGTTGTGAGATATTTTCAGTTTCATAATTTACACCTCACTTAATAATCGCATCAATATACAGGATTACATCGTGCTTTTTACCTTCCACCGTAACGGATTTCTGGATAATTTTAGCACCCTCTATATTTCGCTTATGGAATTTCTTTCTAAACGTTTTGAACTCACTTTTCTCTAGCGTAGAGACATCTCCATTTTTGTTACTAATTAAAACAAGGGAAGGAGATGCTTCACCAAGCACCTCAAACCTCCCTTTTTCGCTAACTATTTCCATTACCATTTCGCTTCCACCAGTGGACTTATAAACATCGACAACGTAAACCCAGTCATTCTTTCTTCCATCAGACTGGGCTATTTGTTTCGCAAAATTCCATAATTCCAAGTTTGTTCCTCCTTATGCCATCGAGTCTGCAGTACGACTAATCCATCCACGGAAATTCATAGTTAGTGGTGCAATGGCGATTTTTTCTGGTACTACAGTATTAAAGTGTTCCATCATAGGTTTGAATCCTGTATTTTTTGGGTTGCGTAGGTCTATTTGTCCTGTATGACCAATTACTACCCCATGACAACTATCGTGTAGTCTAGTTAAAGACTTTTTCATTTCGTCTTTTGTAAAGTTCTGAGCCTCATCTAACAAAACACCGATTCTCTCGTGGTCTTGTCCACGTAGGAAAGTATGGGATTTAACCTCAACAAACCCATGGCTTACATCTAAAGCCTTATCTGGGAAAATTCCACATTTAAGCATAGCAGCAATAAGTGGGTCTATATAATCGCTTTCTTTTTCTTTTTGAGTGCCAGGTCGAAAACCCATTTTGTCTTCTTGGACTGGAGAAAAGATGTAATAGATTTTATCTATTTTCTTTGTCTCATAGAGATAGTAGAGAGCTGCGAATCCAATAGTTGTTTTACCAGAACCAGCTATCGAGTCAGAAAATACAATATTCTTGTCGATAATTGAACTAGCCATGAATTCTTGCTCGTCAGTCATTCTTTTTCGTAGTCCATAGAAAAGATTATCTTTAGGCAATCCCATGTCAATACCCCCACAATTAGTTTTTAATTTCGTCCTAGCCGTTATTTTGTTGTGTAGAAAAAAGCTATGTAAA